CACTTTTCCGCCAAAAATATTCGCTTCAAAAATGAGAAATCGAGAGAATTCCAAACCTTCAGCGCTGAATCCACTGAATCATTATGTTCGGACACTTTTCCGCCAAAAATATTCGCTTCAAAAACATGAAATCGAGAGAATTCCAAACCTCTAGGTTTCAATCCACTGATGAATGATGTTCGGATACTTTTCCGCCAAAAATATTTCGTTTAAAAATGAGTAAATCGAGAGAATTCCAAACCTCTAGGTTTCAATCCACTGATGAATGATGTTCGGATACTTTTCCGCCAAAAATATTTCGTTTAAAAATGAGAGATTTCCAAACCTCCAGGTTTCAAACCACTGATGAATGATGTTCGGACACTTTTCGCTCAAAAATATTCGCTTTAAAAATAAATCTATGAGCATAATCAGTCTTAATAATTTGAAAATCCTTAAAAACACTAAAAAACGACCGATTCCCTCAAAAAGTAGCAAATTCTGCTACTTTCCAAAATGTCCAAAAAAATGTCCAAAACGCCATTTGCGCCGGAGATTTTAAAACACAAAAAATCGCGATTTTCAACTTTATCGTCACAACTTTTTCGACCTCCAACAAAAATTGTGACTGTAATTTTTTTTTCGGCCGGCATGCGTCCAACCCCCCGTTTTAAAATATGGACATTTATATATAAAAAAACGGACATTACTACTTTAGGTGATTTAAAGCAATACCACCCTTTAATACATCAGGCCATTTTTGACCATTCGCAATTTTATCGTCACAATTATCGACAGGTGAAAAACATCACCATGGAAAAGGAGCAACGATACCGCTGCGAAAAGTGTGACTATACTACGTCACGAAAATTTAATTTTCTCAAACATGTTAAGACTGAAAAGCATAAATCACCGCTACATGTGATGTCCAAAAAAATGTCCATTTTTGAAAATCTGTCCCAGACCCCCCAAGAAAATGGCTATCGTTGCCCCAACTGCGAACGAAAGTATATGGCCCAACGAAGTTTATGGCGGCATTCAAAGCAATGTTCGAGTGAAAATAATATAGACAAGTCGGTGTATAATCTATTCTCGTCCAAAATCGCGGATTTATGCCAATCGAACGCCGAACTTAGTAAAACGAACCAAATTCAACAATCGCAAATGATACAATTATGTACCGCGGTATTAACAACGATTGGGCAAAACCTCATTGTCGCACCTTCACTGACCAATAATACAGCACCATCAGCGGCATTACCACCATCATTGGTATCATCGTCGGCACCGACGTTGGCAGTTTGTTCATCAGAACCTGCCCCCAGGTCGGCGCATGTATCCAACGTGAGTAATACGATGACTACGAATAATAATTTAACGGTAAATGGAAATATGACAAATAATTCAAATAATAAGACATTCAATATCAATATGTTCTTGAATGAGGAGTGTAAAGACGCGATGAATATGACTGATTTTGTGAAAACGATAGAACTGGATACCAACGACATGGAAGATGTGGGAAAGCGAGGATTCGTGAAGGGAATATCGAAAATATTTATCGACAACCTTGAAAAAACAGAAGTGACAAAACGCCCGATTCATTGTAGTGACGGCAAAAGAGAAGTATTATACATCAAAGACGATAATAAATGGGAACGGGAAGGAATACACAGTAAGAAGCTGTTAAATGCGATTCATACTGTGGAGCATAAAAATGTTGTCTTGGTGAATGAATGGGCAAAATCACACCCACAATGTGTGAATAGCGAAACCCAAGCGAACCAAATCTATATGACGCTTGCCAAACACGCCACGGATGGAGATGAAGAAAATGTCGCAAAGGTGGCAAAACAAATCGCGAAATCGGTGATTATTGATAAGACCGATTATTGATATCAAAACTGTAACGGATAATATGTTGAGTAGCCACGTCCTTTACCCAGATATTGAGTTGGTGGTTGTGTATTACGCGCAATATGCGCTCCTATCATCGGCGGATATTTTGGTGTTTGTGGCGGTGGAATCGTTTGAGGCATATTCGTATTATGTATAATAAATATATATTTATATATGATACTAAAAGAAACGTCGTAAATGAAAAAAACGGTAGTTGTGAATCTTGAATACATGCGTCCATCGGAAGGTGGAAGGTCGCGCTCGCACTCACGGTCTCGGTCGCGGTCTCGGTCGCGGTCTCGTGCTCGTTCGCAGTCACGCTCACGTATTGTAACATCGGCGATTGAAAAATCCGCATTATGCGATGAATACGAATACGATGAACCGTTAAATATTCGGTCATTATTAGATAATACCGACGACGCATCCTACGACGACGACGAATCCGCTGACACCGACACCGCCGATGACACCGCCGATGACACCACCGACGCCACCAGTTCATCCATCGATTCCGCAGAAGCAGCGGTCGATACGCCGAAACAATATCAGCATCCCAGTGTAAAGGACTCCGATTACGCGGTGAATTCCGACGATGATTTACTCCAGTCGGTTCTTGACGAGCCAACATTTCAGCTTGACGTGAATGCGATATTATCGGCAATGACAAAAACCGAAAATATGACGATTGCGAATATGACGTTGTCAAAAATAGCCGCACGCCGACAAGAAGTTTTCTCGACGATGAATTTAACCCCCGAAAAGTATGCCGAATTCGAGCGTAAATTACATATGTATCGTGTCATTGAACACCCCGATGAACTGAAACACAACCAACTGATACGATGGATACCACTCCGTTCGCTTGAAACGCGGCCATATGTAACATTAGGTGGCTGTCTTTTCCGTGTGAAATACAACGAAGAAGAATCTCTTCATATTGTAACGATACGTAATGTAAAGAAATTCGTATTTAATATTAAATTTGAGCTAAATGCGGTATTCCAACGATTAAGTCAAGAAGAACTCCTGATTTTACGCGCGGTAGAGTATGTCGAATCAGAGGATTGAATTATAAACGAATCCGCCTACATGTTTTCGTCAGGTCTCTCGTCATTCTTGGTCGTAACGTCGAACCACGTCGGGTAGTAAGCTTCGCGGATTTACAACGAAACCCATGCGGTCGAAGACCACGATTGGTAAATATGGAACGAGTACAGTAAGCGATACGACGCCCTTCGTTTGACGCCGAGGCAGCAGACGATTTCACACAGCGACACAATTTTTCAGCGAGGATTCGATGAGCGCGTTCTTTTAGAGACGCCATCGTCATCCGCGACTTCGCAGGCGACGAACCTTTACGCGTTTGGGGTTGATAATGATGAAGAATTTTTAGATAGTCGCTGCGTGTTAGTTTCATATCTTCATCAATATCAGTATCTGTATATTTCAGCATATTTATTATAGGATGATATAATAACTATACTAAACGTATTTGAAAAAAAGACACAAACCAACGATGTCGGCATCGACGCAATCTACCAATAAAAAACATAAGGTCGTCGTGTTTGACGTTGATGAAACACTCGGCAATTTTGCTCAATTTTCGATTTTTCTTCACGTATTAGAAGACTATTTCAAAATCCCGGATGTAACCTACCAACATTTCAACGATTTAGTTGATTTATACCCGGAAATTATACGACCGAATATGGTGCGTATTTTGGATTACATACGAAAAAAGAAAACCGCAGGTCTCTGTCGTAAAGTCATTATATATACGAATAATATGGGTCCAGATAAATGGGTTACACATATTCGACGATATTTCGAGTATAAATTGAAAGAAATCACGGTTGCGTCGCAGTCATCGAAAGGCCTACTCATCGTTCCACCCTTGTTCGACCGATTGATTGGTGGTTATAAACCAGAGCAAGCGCCGTCGAATGACGGGTATCCGCAAAGAACGACGAATGATAAAACGATGAATGACTTGATTTACTGCTCGCGTCTGCCGACCGACATCGAGGTTTGTTTCTTGGATGATTTATACCATTCGAAAATGACGGATGAGCGTGTATATTACATTAAACTACAGTCCTATTATGCGCATATATCGATGGATACGTTCGTTCTTCGATTTTTGAATAGTGCTTTGTTTAAAGAGGTGTTCAGTCGTTTTGACCCACCTTCATCGTCGATGATGCCATCGATGGCGCTAACAGTCAAGCGTAAAATTCTCTCGATTGAGATTCATGATATGTTCTCAAAGTATGCGAATGCGTTGAGTTATGATGCCAAAGCAGTTCAAAGAAAGATGAATCCGCGCGAAATCGACGAAATCATCAGTAAATATATATTATACCATCTTCAGCAGTTTTTCCGCGATGGTCCGCCGCCGACGCAATCACCCGGGGCGAAATTACGACGTGTCGCGTCCTCGTCGTCAAAAACGGCAAAAAAAAAGGGGCATCATCACCATCACCAACACCATGACCACCAAAGTAATGTATTTTATGTCGATAAAGCCAGTGCTGTAAAGAATATGCGTAATCGGACGGTTCGTAACCGTTGAACGTGACGACCACGACCACGACCACGACCACGACCACGACTTCATGCGAACCAACTCATCGTTCCATCGGCGCACATAAATATTACACGGTCGCCGGCCATCTCAGCCGCATGTATCGCTTCCATCGTCGCGATTTTGGATTCAGGTGTGATATGAAGTTCGTTGAGATAGACAATTCCTGGCTCTCGACGGGCGATAATAATCTCTCGCGCCTCTGCCAGACGCTTCATTGCCTTGTGTTCATTTTCAATATTCACCCAACGTTGATGACGCACATTCGTGATATGTCGGTCCCAGTTGCCCTGAGCACCGCGCCAACCACAATGACAGCTCACCGGCCGAACAATCTCCAACTCGTGATGTGTATCATCGAATAGTCGCGCCATAATGACCTGAATCGCGTGATGAAGCACCATCGGGCTTGTTTCATAACCCGCATTGCCTTCTTCCGGTTTGTAGTTGATGAGCATGTCAAATACCTCTTTTTCTTGCCCGCGATGAACCAAATTATGGTTGGAGTCGGTGTAAATTGACGAATCTTCGCCGCAAAGTTCCATGACGATTTCATCGGCGACCTCCATGATTTCGTCGTAAAGGTCTTCGTCATCTTCCATGATTTCGTCCAGAGTCTTCCAACAGCGTAGAATCATACCGGGACGCATCGCCGTGAGCGTGGTTCGTTTGTGTTTGTGAAGCGAGCCCAGCGCATTCATTCCGCGTAAATACTCACCTTCTGGTATCTTTTCTTTCACTTCTTCGAGCATGTCCATCAGTGTATCTAATTCCTTTTGTAGGGCATCACTTGCTTGTGCGATGACACCGCCGCCGCCGCCGCCGCCGCTACCGCCGTCGTCTCTCACAATAATCTGTTGTCCGTCCATCGCGTCGTTTGTTCTCTGGTGTAAAGTCGTTGTTTTCTCCTGTAAATTGACAAAACATTTCAATTTTTTGTCAATCAATACACCGCCACCGCCCTACGCATTCGCGTTGTGATACAAAGGCTGAAGAACCTTGTCTCCAACGATACCAACGGGCACGATTATTTTATTTTGAAGTTGGCGTTTTGCGTATTCGACGAGGGCCTCCGAAACGATATGAGTCACTAAAATGAATACGCATGTGGAAATGATGAGTCGGCGGTCAAAGTCGCTAAATGTGCTTCCACCAAGTATTGCGAATTTCGGATTTGTCCAAGAAAGACTATTGAAACGCAGTAATAAAATCACGACAGCAGAATATAATACGAGGTTACGCAAAGTAGGGATATACTGCGGAACAGTATTATATATTCCGAGTAAAACAACAGCGTAAGCACCGTAGAGGAATAACTCGATATATTTGTAATACGCGGTATATTTATTGAATATGGGTGTGAGGATATCGCGGAGTTTCGTAATCACGGCGACACCCAGGTCTTCGGCCGCGGTTTTGATGGTGTTCATTTTATTTTATAGTTATATTAGGACGAGACATAAAATGAAAGCAACCGCGCACTAGGGTCAAGCACACCATCGCAGAATGGATGCCGCCAATAATACGGAATTGTTTCACCACGCCCATCATATAACGTCTCAAAGACGCGTCGATAATAAAAGCTTTCTTTATCATAGGGCGGATTATGTAAAGAATAAAGGTGATTATTCCTATTATTATATTCGGCATCTGTAATCACTCGTTCCGAATATTCCTTAAGCATTTGAACCCATGTGCGTCCATCGGCAGAACTCACGCCATCGCTGAATGCTTCCTTGCGACGCCACAATACGTCTTCGGGTAATAAAGGACGTGACTCGCCCGCATCGCCCGCACCGCCCGCACCGCCCGCACCGCCCGCACCCGCACCCGCGCCCGCACCCTCGACCCCCTGAAACGCCTTTCGCAATAAATACTTCTCGATTCTCTCATCATCAAACCTCTTGAACCGCGGCGGAATACGCATCACATACGACAAAAACTCCTTATCCGCAAACGGCACGCGTGCCTCCAACCCCGCACCACTTATGCTTTTATCCGACCGCAGTAAGTCAAAAAACCGCACATCCCGAATCATGCGTTCATTCTCTCGATGAAACTCAGTGTCACTCGGTGCTTTCAAAAACCCGCGATATGAACCGAAAATCTCATCCGACATGTCGCCACAATAAATCACGACATCATCGCTTTGTTGTTGGATATATTTGCTGATGAGATAATTACCAACCGACGCACGGATTGTGGTCGTGCAGTAGCTCTCGGTTTGGTATATCGTGTCATATATCGCATTCAGAAAATCCTGTTCTTTCAACGCGACTTCATGATGACATGTGCCCAAATACTCCGCAACACGTCGCGCCCAAATCAAATCCACCGACCCTTCCAGACCAATACTATATGTATTCAAGACGGTATCTGGTGATGTTCGTTTCAATTCTCTCGCAACAATCGCAGTAACAAGCGAACTATCAAGCCCGCCAGATAGCAAACAACCCACCGGTCTCTCGCTCATCAATCGTTTTACTACGGCCTTGGTGAATAAATCGCGTATTTTTGCGAGGACCTCGCCCTCACCGCCCGGTTCTTCCACTGGATACGAATAATTCACACGAAGCTCTTTCAATTGACACTCCAATAAAGAACAATCGTTCGTTCGTTTCAATACGGTGCTTATGTCGCTGATGCCTTGATGCGAATGATACGAAAGATAAGCATAGTCATAATACGTCCGAAACACCGCGGCCCCTTCATCCTCACCGGAGTATTCCATATATGTCGCTGGAGGAAATTGAACAACCGTATCACACAACGCATGTATTGATTTCAATTCACTTGATACGCATATCCCATAATGGTCGGAATTCATCGACACACACATTAAATCCGAATATTCGCCACCGAACATGCCATCGTGACGGACGACGCCGATAAAGAGCGAACGCACCCCCACCGGATCTCTCGCAACATAGGTAATGCCATTCTCATAATCATGAAGGACGAACCCGAAGACACCATCCAACCGACGAACTGTCTCATGAAACCCGATTTTGCGATACAAATGAATGATAATCTCGCAATCGGAACCACTCTTGTATTCGTCGGCAAGACCAAACTCGTCGATAAGTGCGCGAAAGTTATAAATCTCGCCGTTACAAATCAAACGACAGTTTTTAAGATGAAAGGGTTGGTCGGCCGCAGCATCCATGCCGTTGATGGAAAGGCGATGAAACCCCCATGCGCGAGTATCGTCTTTCATGAAAACGGATTTATCTGGACCGCGATGGGCCGACAGTATAAAACTCTCCTGCATGGTTTTCAATTGAGCGATGGCCATTTTCGCCACGCTGACGGTTTGAAAATAGAAAATTCCGCACATGGAAATGACGGTTCAACTACGATAATCAGATACATAATAGAATGTAAATGTGTTTATATGTTATTCATCATTCGTATTATTCGCGACCGGAATAAACAGAATCATAAAGAGAATCATAAAGAGAATCATAAACAGAATCATAAAGATACTCATAAAATTAAACTATGTCTAGTATATACTAGACAACGATGGAATTTTACGGAGTTGTAAATGGAGCATATACGAATCATCACGACCGTCTTGGTGAAATAAATTCGCGCATATCAGAAAGAAATATCCCTTCCACCGGATTACGACCGGCATTTGATGTTCGCCCGTTGTCATCGAAATATGCCATGATGCCGATTTTAGAAACACGACCGACACCTACTGTTCAAATCCATCCGTATCAGCAGTTTTCAACCGAAACAGTGTTCAACCCGGGCAACGCACGTGCGCCATGGCGTGGATGGGCTGAACGCGTGAATGTGGAATCGTCGCTTCGTAACCAATTTTTCGCACTTCAAAGGAATGACCGCGCGGTCTATGTGCCGAATTCCGACAGTGACCTGTATCATGTAACAGTTATCGCCCGTGATGTCGAACAACCCAACCCTTATTTGTTTGAGAATGGTGCGACGAATTTTGCGCCGATGAACCCGAATCCTCATAATTTAGGCAAACTAACATTTGATAATTCGACGCGTTTTCAGCTACGCACGCTAGACTGCACGTATGATGGGTTTTGCACGGGGGAAGGTGGGCCCGTCGTAGAGCCTGCTACAAATTATATTCCCAAAGAACAGTTGGACAAGAAACTGAAAGAAAAGGAACAAACGAAGCAGGTATCACGTATTTCGGAAGGATTTTCGGGGAGTAGGCGTGGTGAAGAAGCGGGGCAACAAACAAATACATCATCAGGTGGGAATTTTCCGACGTATATTCCGAAAGCAACTGCGGGGTCGAACGCGCGTGAGCATTTAACGATGCGAAGATAACAAACGAACGAACAAACGATTCATGTAGCGGGCATAAAAACAACCCGCAATGATATAATATAACAATATATGACAAACTATTGTTCTGTTATTATTTACAATTCAACACGAAGATGGAACACGAGACCCAAGTCAATAAACATGACCAACACGCTGCCGCAACCGCAACCGCAACCACCGCAACCACCGACGCAAGCGCCGACGACACCACATGTGCTTCAGCAACTACTCCAGAACATAATTGGAATGAATTAAACGAACTCACTCTCTCGGTGATGGCAAATCGAACCAAGTATGATAGATGTAAAAAGACGCTGGCGAATACATCAGACGCAGTCCAAGAAACATTCCGTAAAGAAAAGTTGTATTATAAAGAACGAATACTGAATATGACGAGAGATTTATTTCATGAACGTTGTGAAAATGATACGATAAATGAAGCGCATCAAGAATATATCAAAGCGTGTATTGAGTATTTGAAGTGGAATGATATTACGGATATGGTGAGTGATGACGCGCGGAATGAATTACAAGAGAAAATAATGAGGATGCCAACACCGGAACCAGTGCCTCTACCTTCGCCGACACTACCGTCGCTTTCGCCACATCCACCTCCCTCGTCGTCGTCGACCATGAATCATATCATGTCGTTTGCGAATAAAATGTGTATGCGAAAAAAAACAATCGACGATTTTATTGTATTGAAGCCGCGTGAAGACATCGATATAAACGCACGCTTACCCAAAGTGCGTGATTATCAAAGTGAAATTACTAAACGTGTATTGGCTTCTGAGCCAAAGACCGGTCACGACGACCGTGACGACCGTCACGACGACGAACGCTTATCCTGAGCACGACAATACCATAAGAACTGAATTCAGCGTTTGTGTTGTATATTTGTTGTCATGATAATTGTTGTAGTAAGACGCCGCCGCTGCCGCCGATGCCGCCGCAGGCCAATACCAGAAGTGGCGTGACGGCACTAACATAAATGCTTTGAATCCGCTTGTCGTCTCAGCAGACGATTCGTCATAGACAATATCTTCGATGTCGTAGTAACACGAGTCTTGGCCGAATGCTTTTTCTTGGAATTCGTCGGGCTGGATAACAAGACCAATAATGTCATCTTGAATGTAATAATCGTGGTCGTTTGATGGCACAATCATCGTCATGATGAAATTCGCAATCGTGTCTTCAACGTGGGACTTATACTTCAACTGGATTGTATTCTTGGGCAAAGGCAGCGTGAATTCGGTTCGGGCCTCTGCTGAACTGGAGGCGGCACCACCACCACCACCGCAGGCATCAGACTTCGTAGCGTGTATCTGATTTGAAATGATGGAATACACGTGATACATACGACTCTTCTTGTCGTAAAGAATATACGCAGTCTTGTAATGAATCGTCTGGCTTATGTTGTAAATTCCGATTCGATACATATATATACTGACAGGTGTCATCGGGTTCATGCATGTCGCGCTCACAGCGTCGGTATCGACCACACCGTGGGCATCGTCTGCGTAGGCATCGGCGACATCGGCGGCATCGGCGGCATCGGCAGCATCGGCGTATTGTAACGATACCAACACTTCGGCGGCCGACTCCTCGGGTGTTTTTTTAATACCGGATTTCGGTTTTGTTTTTGGCGAATATACCTTATACGTTCGGGTGCTTGCCTCGGCGAAGGAAGGCGTAATTATTTTCACGCGGCGGGCGGTGGCGGCGCCGACGGCGGCGGTTTGACGTTCTTCACTTGAACCGGTATTGTATTCAGCATCTTCTTGCTGCTGGCGCTGGTGCTGCTGCTTCTTTTGAGAACGAGTAACGGGCATAGACGAAACGACGAGACGATACGATTATCTTGCGTCATGATGAATAAAATATAAAAACTTCAATTTTTTAATGACATAATAGTATATAGTATTTCAATATTTCATGAATCCGCAGACGCAGACGCAGACGCAGACGCAGATGAAAGTCGGCGGTGGCAAAGAAGGTAGCGGCGAGAATAGCGGCGCCGACAGCGATAAATTCAAGTCGGTAAGTTGCGCACCGAGAGACCAGACCGACCCCGATATCAACGAAACAAAGGATTATTCATGTTATTCGGCGAAATCTCTCGACAAGTTAAAATCACTTTGGAATAAACGCCACCCTGACCAGAAAATCGAAGACACGGAACCTCGCGCGATATGGATCGCGTTGAAACAATATATGAACCGTGTTTGTCATCAAGAAGCATGTTGGTTGCGTCAAAGCTTCGCATCATCTGGTATGGATAAAGAAATGCTTCATTATACTTTCGCACCGCAAGCCCCCAATTCATGGAAAAAGGATATTCACGAGTGGTTGTCAAGTATCGATATTGCGAATTCTCTCAAACAATATGAACATGCGAATCCATCATTTCTATTTATCGGTCCATCGCCGGTGGATTATGACGAGGTGCTTGAAGACGGCGAATGTGTTTGGGAAGAACTGTGTAAGTTTAATATTATGAAACACGTGAAGAATGGGAAACATAAAATCGGCGTGGTTTTTAATACAGACCCGCATAATAAGCCGGGCGAGCATTGGGTGAGTATGTTTATTGATGTTCGGGCGCGGGTCATATTCTTTTTTGATAGCACAGGCGACCCTCCACAAAAACGACTGCGCAAATTTATGAAGATGGTGCGCGAACAAGGAGAGGCCAACGGAATACCATTTAAGGAATATATCAATGACGTTCATCATCAGAAAAACGATACGGAATGCGGCGTATATTCCATATTCATGATTATTCATATGTTGCTGGGCAAGATGACAGTTCATGATTTCCTTGACAAGGAGAAGAAACTGACCGATAAATATATGCAGCGGTTCCGGCGCAAGTTTTTTAATGTGGATGAGAAGGTCCCGACACCGAATGTGGATTTTTAGCGGGGGCGTTGGCCCGCCTACCAGCGGCGTTGGCCCGCCTACCAGCGGCGTTGGCCCGCCTACCAGCGGCGTTGGCCCGCCTACCAGCCTTCCGACCTGCGGTCGGCCGAATGGAATGGAATGAAATGGAATGAAATGGAATGAAATGGAATGAAATGGAATGGAATGAAATGGAATGAAATGGAATGAAATGGAATGGAATGGAAATCAAAAAGATGTAAAGCCAACCACTCCATAAAGTCTAGAACTAGAATAAAATGACTTCCGTCATCGATGCGGTGTGTCACCGTATTGCTTCTACAACCGACGCGCGTATCATTCTTCTCAGAAACAAAGAGGTGATTCAGTGGCTCTTCGCCGACCTGTCATTTCTGCCCATCATTGAGAAAAAAAACAAAACAGCCGACGAAAAATTATACAAAGAACATGAGGATAAATGGGGCCAAGAAATGCTTCGCTCACGTCGTTCTGATTTGAAGCTGGACAAACAATGGACAAACAAGTTTGGCGAGCATATTTGCGAAGAGTTGTATGCTCTACTCGGCAAAAATGTTACAAAGCCGGTGAAAAAACAGCATTATCAGCCCGATTCAGAGGTCGATGATGCTATACTTGAAGCAAAGGCTCAAACGTTTTATACCAGCGGAACTGCTGGAGAGAAAATACTGGGTTCGCCCTTCAAATACGCGGAAGTTCCCCAATTGTATGGAAAACCGTTGAAAATTGTATGTATGGGCGGAGCAGAAAAGATATCAAGACAACAATATGGTAATCTTTGTGGCGAAAAGTCGAGCGCACAAAAAAACAAAATATTAGAGTGCTTCCGTGAAATTGGCATCGAATACATCGGCGCAACCGACATTCTCCGTTCGTGGGCGAGCACGGAATCATTGACCCCCTAACCTAATAATTCGTAATCAAGAGCTCATTGGTGCGCGAATCGGGTTTTTTTGAATGAATTGCTCTCCGACAGCAAATCACTTTTATTGTATAGGATGGTGGTGCAAATGCGGATTTTACAAGCGATACATCGGCGTTACTCATCAACATTCTTACATTTTTCTTCTTGAACTCGCCGCAAAGCGTAAATAGTGCGTTGTGGTCATCGATACCAAAACTGTCTGAAGTATATGAAACAAATGATGTATTATTTTCAGGAGCATACGGCGGGTCAAGATATACAAAGTCGGCACTGCTTACGACGTCGTTTGACATAGATTCGCCAAACGAGCAGTTCGTAAATATAACATCCTGTATCAGGGAAGAAACTGCGCGAATGTGGTCTTCGTCGATAATCGCGGGATTTTTATAGTTGCCGAACGGGACATTAAAACCGTTGGGTCCTTCACGATAAAGGCCGCGAAAGCACGTCTTATTCATGAAGAGTAGCATCGCCGACCCAGCGACGGATGAACGTTCGATTTTTGATAGTATGTTGAACCTTGACCGAACCCAGAAGTAATATGATTCTGGCGAGGTCGATGCTTCTTCGATGGTGGCTGGCTTGCGATGAATCACAGTTCCTTTACATTTCGCAAACTCGTCGGTTAGTTTCTTTATTTCTGTAATGAATGCGTCTGGGTCGGACTGAATATTTCGATAAAGACCGATTAGATTGGAATTCACGTCACTTGCGTATATTTTTCCGGTAATTTTGAACCGACCGTTCGTTTTGTGTGATAAAAGGGCGAGAAGCACGCTTCCTCCACCCAAGAATGGCTCGTGGTAATTATGCATCTCGGATGGGAATAAAGCAAGGACGTCGTTGATAATTTGTGTTTTTCCTCCGACCCACTTCAAAAACGGCTTGGTGATTTCCATGGAATGAATAATGGAATGAATAATGGAATAATGGAAGAATGGAAGAATGGAATGAATGGAATGAATATTTCAATTTTTTGTGAAAGTGTATTTGGTTTCTACTAAATTATATAAACCCACCGCATTATGTTTATATAATTGATTACTATAACTTCCAACACACACACACACACACACACACCACCCAACCCCGAGAATGTCATCTCTCATATCCCAAGAAAACAAAGAGCTCCTCTGGTCGTTATTGGCGGAAGAGGGATTATTTGACGGTATTCCCGAAAATGTAACACCGGAAGAAATCAAGCATGTATTCGAGCGTATCCTCAAAAATCTCTCGGCGACCATCCCGTCGCTTCATGCGGCGAAGTTACGAGAGCTTCATCAAGCAAAGCAGCAAGCCATCGCCGAAGAGGATTATGATGCGGCGAAGAAACTCCGTGCGACCATCGACGAAATGGAAGCACCGCTTGCGCGGCTGGATAAACTGGAAGCACTCAAGCATCTCGCGATACAAGCTGAGGATTTTGAAGCGGCGAAGCAAATCAAGACGGAAATAGACCGATTACGTGCGGCGTCTTTTTCACTCAAGGAGTTAAATAAGATTGCGATTGAATCTCTCGCCGTAAATATTCCAAAACTTGCGAGAGATATTAGTGCCATAAAATCCGGAACACGTGTATTTCCGACGAAAACTCATCCACAAGCTGGCGGCAGGATTGGCGGAGGCGGTCGGTTTGAACCGACAGAGATTTATAATGCGGAAGACTTCCAATCCCAGAAACGCCAAGAAATCGAAATGAAGATGCGAGAGAAGGAGGCAGAGATGCGTTCGTATTTCGAGATTCCTCGACCTCCCGAGATTGACTTCTCTGATTTTCCGAGAGATTCGAATGTGCGATTGAAATCAAAGCCGCCGTCGGCGGCAGCATCAGCATCAGCATCAGCGGTCGAACCAGTCGTCGAAGTTGTTCATTTAGACGCCCCCGCGCCGGGACCCGGCGATGACAGTCCATTCCGCGGCGGTGATGATATGGAACGACTGATTGCCGAGAGAATTGCCGCACGACAGAGAGATATGGATGAAATCACCGAGAGAATGAAAGCATCGATGCCGCCATCGGAGCAACAGCAGCAACAGCCGCTTCCGATGAAAGAGTATGACCCGAATGAGTTCGTCGTGCCACAACAAATAACGTCGGCGATGATGCCGATGCCGATGCCGCCAAGCGAAGAAACGCGAAAAGTCCGGTTTCAGGAAGATACGGATTCTATATTCTTGAAACTGAAAAGAAAACCGATGGCTCACGATGAATGATGAATTATTATAGAACGTTATAGTAATAATAAATAATAAATAAAAAATGTCGGCTGCTTCATCGGCAACAACGAGCCCAACTGTGAATATTTCCGCGTTTATTATGATGCATGGCGTTGTTTACCCAATACCTCTTGAAAATGAAGAATATCAACTAACTGGTGCTTCTCTACCACAGAACACGCGATTATTCGCACCAGTCATTTTAGGCCACGCATATTATGATCATACAGATTCTAACCAGTTTATACGTAAAATACATGAAGAATATCTGAAAATGCCAGATGGAAAACGACCTGACAACTATATCAATTATTGCTTGGACCGAATCCGCGAATTCGAAAAAGAGGACGTTGCTATGTGTGAAAAAAAAATGGCAGCTAGTAGTGCTATGTTTTACCCAACCGAACAACAAGCACGAAAAGAACGAAAAAAACGTCTTGATATGTTAGAAACAGTTGCACATAAATCGTGTGTTGAATGGCGCCAACATGAACATTTTATCAAACAAAAAACATATTCTATACATGATTGCGAAACACCACCAAATTCTATAATGTTTTTTTGCCAAGAAGACGGAAGACCTAAAGCAATCGACCAAGAATTTAAAGATAGGTTTGATAGGCATACGGGCAGCCATGAATTTGAAAGAGAAATTTCAGGAAGGCCAATAGGAACGCAAGATAAGATTGATTATAACTGCGCATGTGATCTAACAAGTCAAATATGTTCAATAAAATTTACAAATAGGGGTGATGTGCATTTGATACCCTTTCATACCTTATATACATTACTATTAGATGTGGTATCAAATGTTTATCATATAGATCAAACTAAAATACATGTATCCTTCTTTGATTTTACTTGTGATGAACTTGGATTTCCAGGTGATTATCATGAGGTTGATGGTAATTTTAGACCAGTTTTCATATCTTCGAATGAACGTGATCGAACGTTGGTATATGGGACAATCGGCAAAGAAAGAGCAGAAATGATGGATGATGAACATACTGGTGAATTCCCATGGGCTCAATGTGGGTCGCCGTCACCTCAACCACCGGATGCGAGGTTGAGGCTAAGGCCTGAGGATGCGGCGGCGATAGCACTTTCTGTTTCTCCTGATGTTCCTCCGACTCCCACATTAACGGTTTATCTATATCCTCAGGTTATGTCATTTGTGGATTTTGTATCAAAGTTTGAAGATAGGTCTCGTTCTATTTCACCTGACAAACCAGAAGAAGCAGAAGAAGTAGATGGTGGTAGCCACCGCACCCACACCCACACCCACACCCGTCGTCTCCGCCGCCGCCGCCACAGTCGGCGCCACCCCCGCGTTGGCAAAAAGGTTTCTCTCCGGCGTGGTCGTCGTGTTCGTCGTGATCATCATGGTCGCACAAATAGTCGTTCAACGCGAAGTATTCGTAAAAAAAAAACAACTAAATGAAATCCACCCGCGACTGCTCCCCCGCCCCCGTGCGCGGGTCCGCTGGGATAATTGTCCGCCGACCCCGCTCCACCAAATTCCCCATCTTATACAACTCCAGGTCATAAATGATATGCGTGTCGGCATCTTCCGCATATTCTTTCCCATTCACGACCAATTTGCGTAACGTCATCGATTTCGTCTGTTTATTCAGTTTCTTCGTCTTATCGTCCTCCTCTGTCGCAATATTCGGCTGATACGCCAGCGATTCTTCGCCCACCCCCGCGCCAAACGAATAGCACTGAAGACGCTCTTTCGCGGCGGCATTCGCATGAATCATACAATCAAACGACGACTCTTTCACCGCCGTTAATATCTGACGTGTAATCCGTTCCTTGATATTTGATATCTCATAAAGAGATTGGTCGGTGCTCATCGGCGTTGCCCCGTCGGTCTTGCTCTTATCATGCATTCGAATATTCAGAGACTCGTCGTTGTCAGTGGCAATCTGGCGCGCCGTAAAACGCATCAAATACAGAAAGACATCCACCGTTCGCAGTTCCTCGGGAAGATCGACGTGACTACAAATACGCCGCGCACGACCAATAATCTGTTCTGTTCGCACAGGGTGCCAGTATGGCTCTGTAATATGAACATAACGCACATTACGCAAGTTAATACCCTCCGCACCCGACGCAGTAATCATCAGAATTTTAATCACTTCACCATACATGTTATTCGTGAAACGCGTCGAAAGTTGCGCAGTAATCGTCTTCGGCACATTCTTCCACTTGCTATTGAAAATATTGCGGATGATTTCCTTCTCTTCCGGCGTTTCGGTGCCGGTATAAAGAGCAAAACAGGGACGTTCTTGTTCTTCCGGTGTCATATCGATGGTCCAGTCGCCCAACGACGATTGTTTAATCTTGAATTGAGAGAATCCGTTGGTCTCCAATATGAGTTTAATAATTCCGATTCCTTCTAATGTGCGAAACTGGCTATAGACAAGATGAAGACCGATGTGTGACTTATCAAGAATATTATGAAGCAAGTGAAGAAATTTGGGGCTATATGTTGCGAGTTCTTCCGGAATAAGGAAACTACCAGCACTAACTTTTAAGTCACGCATCGCTTTAACAATCGCCTCGTCGTATTGTGCTTTATAATCGGTTTTACTCGTGGTTGCCGATTTCTTGGTCGTTCCTGCCATCACCGCGGCGACTGCGTCGGAATGCTCACCGGTAATAACCATTTCGGAGTCGTCTTCGTCATCATCGTCGCCGCCCTCGACGATACCATCGAGCATATTTTCGTCCATGAGTGCGGCACCCGCACCCGCACCCGCATCTTTCTCCTCGGCCGCTGCTCCTTTTGGCTTACGTCCGCGTTTCGCAGGTCCTTTCGCCGCTGGATCCATCACCCGAGCAATACGCGCAGCCAACATCTCGGCAGTTTCATGCGCATCACCGACAATACCTGAATCAGGCAACCGACCTAATGCCGCAGATTTCGCGATTTCACTCGCCGATGTTGAGTCATCCCCCGGCAAAGGACGACGAATCGATGGCGGGAAAACAAAATTACAAAAAGCGCGGGAAAAAATACGATAGGTGGATGAAACGTCGTCGTAGATGCCTTCGCCTCCTTCGCCTCCGCTGCCGCTGCCGCTCTTTCCCGAAGCAGCAGCCGCAGCCCCGCGTTTTTTCGCCTTCTTCTTCATATTCGATTCCTGATTACGCTCCAAATCACGCACACGCGAATAAATTGCGAACTGATAATCGCTCATTTCGACTTCAACAACATGGAAATTTGTGCCTGCGTCATACATCGGCAACAGTTTTTCCTGTGCGCTCCGAAAATAAGAGGTAAGACCGAGAATACGTCGAATAAAAAGGTCGCGATTCTTGAATTCTAAGGTGCTTGGGTCGATAAAATAACCGTTGAATTCATCAAGTTTATCGGGGAGTGCCGTAAAGGGGGTTTGTTTGTTCGTAGATGCGGAGATGACCGATATTCCATTTTCGCGAAGTTTTTGGATGACTGCGCGTTCAAATGCTGCATCGGAGAGAAGGCCATTTTCGGTGGATGTTGTATCGATGACCGCGACGCTTCCTTCGGCCGCCGCCGCCGCGCCGGTCTCGCTCATTTTTGCGCTGGGGTCGCCGCGTCGTATCACACCGCGGTATTTCGACGAAACGGCGTCATAATCTCTCACAAAGCCGAATGGGTTGCGGGTAATCATGAGTTTCTTCGTGCGAGTATTGTAATCCATATAATCAAACGAGAGACCGATACCGTGTGCAAATCCTGCTTTGGCTGCCGCCGCACCCGCCGCCGCAGCTCCCTTACCGCGTCCTGTGGGAGCACCCGCACCTGTGAGACCAAATATCGTCTTAAATGTTTCAAGAGTAAGCCGACCTCCTGCTGCTGCGACTCCGGCTCCGCCTTCGCCCGCTTTTGCCGCGGCTCCGGCTCCGCCTTCGCCCGCTTTTGCCGCGGCTCCGGCTCCGCCTTCGCCCGCTTTTGCCGCGGCTCCAGCTCCGCCTTCGCCAATCGTGAATACCCAGTTGTCGATATTCCCGCGCAGAATATTGAACAAAACCGCAATTTCATTCGGGTAATTAATAATCGGCGTTCCCGTCAATAATATGACCTTCGCATTTTGCGCGGATAATAAAAAATGGTATAAACGATACGCCATCGAAGTCGGACGTTTGAGTTTATTCACGATACGACTCACAAAGTTGTGCGCTTCATCGATGACAACCACCTTATTATCAAATGGGTTATGTGTATAATCCCCCGTCATACTTTTCAACTTCTCCGCTCGAAGACCATTATAATTAATAAACTCGTATTTCGCATGAATCATCTCGTCGATTTGACGATCCACGCGCACACGCTGACTAGGCGTAAGTTCAGTCTCATAATTGCTCGGTTTTGTCACATTCACCATCCATGCGCCACCATTCGCACGCACGAATTTGTCATCTTCCAGCATTAATATCTGTGATAGTATTCGTGTCAGCTCGGGGTTGCCACGTGATTCGATGAATTCCCAGTATTGGTTCTTCTTATACATGAGGTCGCCGCACTTCGTTTTCATTTCTTCAATATAGTTCATACGAAGGGACGCGGGCGTCATCACAACAATTTTCTTGAATGTTTTCAGACCTTCGGCGATGGCGATAGAAGAGCATGTTTTGCCGCTTCCTAATCCGTGGAATAAGAGCAACCCGCGATAGGGCGAATAAATATTCAAGTAATCACGCACGATTTTCTGGTGTGTTAAAAGTGCGACAGAAGCAGAGTCATCACCGCCGTAAAGCGACTCACATGTTATATCGCTTTCTCCGGAGGTCAATTCTTCACGATAAGGGCGAAATAATGCGTTGATATATTGGATGAATTTCGCGCGGTTATTCATGTAAAATTCGGATGCTTGAACTTGCGGAAGCGGACGCGGTGGTGGAAGTCGAGTTGCTACGACGGTATCTCCGATTTTATATGCGGCGATATTGACTGTGCTGTCTTCACGTTCAGCTATTTTCTTTACGACCGCTTTTACACTTGCGGATGCGGCAGATACGGAACTGCTGCTGCTTGCTGCTTTCGGTTTGGGACGAATCATGCGCTTCTTCGGTTCTTTTGGCTCAGCTACTGTTGATTGTGCCGCCGCTGCCGTCGCTGCTTCCGTCGCTGCTTCCGATGCTTCCGCTGCCCGCATTTCTTCAAATCCGGAAGGTTCATTCGCTTCCGCGATCGCCATCACCGCATCAGTTTTGCTGCGTTTCACAGGTTCATCCGAAGGTAATATCGCACGTTTTCCTAATTTAACTGGTGCAGATGTAGATGGTTGCTCTTTCGATAAGTCCTCGTTGATTTCGGGTTCCATTTCCTCGCTTGCTTCACGAGGTGCGGTGGCAGCGGTGCTGATGCTTGTCGCCGCATAACGCGACGACGAACCTTTTATTTTTGCAAATAAAGCGGCATGGTCAATATTCGCAAGATGACGTTCATCCAGAAATACTCTTGAATTCTTTTTCACGGGTCTAGCCGCCGCCTCCACTGCTGCCTCGTCTGCCGCCGCCGCCGCCGCCGCCGCCGCTTCGCCTTCCATCGGCAATTCAGGCCGGAATTCTTCTTCTCGTTGCTGTCGCATCTCTCTTTCACCCACCAGTGACGCAGGTTTTTTAAGTAACGCACTCGGTAATTTACGAGAAAAATGAATGACAACACCTTCTTTGGCCCCCGCCGCCGACGCCGCTGTTCCTGTGCGATGTAGCACCGGCCGACTCGTAAGATTATATTGCTTTACAACATTCATATTACTAACATATACCGGTATATTTATTTCGAAATTCTTGCGATATGTTTGATCGCCATTTCACACGTCATTTGTTCCGCCTTTTTCTTAATTTTATGGGCGGCACGCGCAAAGAAGATGAACGCTTTCCCGCCATTTTGGGCACAAATCTGATGAACATCCGCGAATCCATTTGCCAACGACTGAAACGGAATCGCCGCAGAAGGGTTGCCAATCACTTCATGTAATGGTTGTCCTAAACATAGATACAAGCCCATTTCATATCCGGCATCAGCATCCCGCGATAGTTCGATATAATCAGGTGTGGTCTTGAATTCCTTCTGTATTTTGACCTGAAGTATGTTCTTATAATTGTCGTCATTCTTGATAAGGTTTGTCCAGTCGATATGTCGCTCAAACACATTCTCGATGAATATTTGCGCGATTTGAAACCCGGGTCCGCACGTAAATACCTTCTCAAACCATTTATCGTCATCATGAATCGGGACGCGATTGAAATCCAAGAACAACGCCCCGATAAACGCCTCGAACAAACACCCCAATTTTTTCAGATTGGTTCTCGTCTTCTTTTCTTCAGAATGCTTCGAAAGAATATACCAACGATGAAGTCCCATTTCCAGCGCGAATTTGCCGATGGTTTCGTTTTTCACGATGGCGATTTTCTTCTCGGTCATGAACCCTTCATTTTCTTTAGGAAAACGACGGTAGAGGTAGTATTTCGTGACGCATTCGAGCACTCCGTCGCCGACAAATTCGAGGCGTTCGTTAGATTTGGTATGAAGCGGCATCGCGCCTTCGGGTCGTTCCATGAATGATACATTTTCGAGTTCGTTGAGTGCTTTAGGGCGTTTCGTATAGGACTTATTGACGAATGCTCGTTTGTAGAGTTTGAGATTATGAACTTGTGAAGGCACACCGTATCGCGTTAGGATATTTTCGATATCGGCCAACGTGACTTCAACATTTTCGGTATTGTAGGGGTTGAATACATATCGGTCGTCATCTACGCGTATAATATCGTCGTCGTTGAATATATTTCTACCAGTTCGCGCACTTTCACCGCGAATCCCGTCGCCCTCGCCGCCGCCCTCGCCGCCACCATTTTCGGATATATTTAGAAGTATATTTTCGTTTTCAGAACTTTCGGTGTCCGAACCACTCGGTTCTTCGACGTTAGAAATCGTAGAATCGCGAAGACGAAACATTATCGAATCGAATCCAATCGGTTGATATGTATCAGAAGATGTATTTAAGCAAAATCCAATCAATTTTTTATATCGGTAATATTTATAATTCAGTAATTTAAAATGGTGTTATCTGGTAGCAAGAGAGTTTCTGGTATTCGTTCGCTGACAAGCAAGGGCTGCCATTTCGGCAGTATGCCCGGTTCCGCCCCCAAGGTTGGCCGCGGCACTTGGACTTCGGTCGCTTACCGCCAGGGTGGTATGACATGCGACTGCTTGTCGAAGATTCGTTTTCAGACATGCGAGCAGCAGTATAAGTATTTGAAGGACAATAACTTGATCTTCAACTGCAAGCTTACTGGTGGTGTCGGTCGTCAGCCCTTCACTAAGAATTGCAAGGCGTAAATCCGCACGCACACCACGCCACGCACGCCACGCCACGCACGCCACGCCACGCACGCCACGCCTCGCACGCCACACCACACAAGCCACGCAACGCACGCCACGTACGCCACGCCACGCAAGCAAGCAA